TCCATACTGATTCTGTAAATCTTGTATTACTTCTACTGAAATACCAGTTTGGATTGGATTAGTAGTGGCAGTGTTTATTGTCAAATTAGCAACTACAGTTTCAAAGGAATTAGTACTCCCTTGCCTGCGAATATTAACTATCTGTCCCGTTGAATATTTCATCGGAACGACGGATGATACTTCTCTTGCTAGAGATAATGTTGGCAATTCTTCAAACGCTTTAACTAGAGAGTTAAAACTGAAATCAGCAGTGCCGATATTATCATTATGAGTTTCTTCTACGAGGCTCACTTCCTCTTTTATTACTTCTTCTTCATTTTTCATTACGGTCCCTTTATTTGGTGTGCAATATATCCATCAATTTCTGAAGAATAGTTGTCAATTCGGCACGCTCTGACGATGACATTGCTTTAATTTTCTGTCCAAAAACTCCATTTGCTAGTTTCTTCAAAGTCGGAGCACTATCTGGCACCGCCTTCTTGGCGTTTAAAATGGGTCTTTCATCTAAAAATGTTTTAAATCTCTCCATTATAGTATATTTATAATAAAAGTTATCCTCTTGGAGTGCTAATGCCCATATGACCGCTACCCGAAGGTTGTGCCGGTGCGTGTGCAGTAGAACCAGGATTAATAACTTGTTTTGTACTATTATCTATACTTGTATGTGGAGCATTGGTCAAGATTTGGGCGCCTGAACCTGATTTATTGTCTCTCATTGCCGCGGTAACAGTTGCTTGGTCTAAATAACCTGCTGGAATAGCCTCTAGTGAGCCAAGTGTTTTGCCTCCAGTAAAGTTCTGGAATGCTTTTTCTACGTGCATATCGTGAGTAAATATAGAACCTGGATTAACTGCGGCCGCATTCATAGTATCTTGTAGTTCAGCATTTGGAGTAAGAGCATCAAATTCTGCTGGCGTCATAGCCTTTACTTTCATAAACTCATTTTCAAAGGCTCTATAAGCCTCATCAGACCTTGCGCCTTGCATTTCTCCAGATAGTCGTTCTAGTTCTGCTTGTCTGCCACCACCTACATTATTTGTGGGGCTACCGTTCGTCATTCCTGGACCAAAATCAACACCTTCTTTACCCCAAAATCCATTATCATTATACTTAACTGATACGCCTTGTTCTTTGGCTCTCTTAAGGTCCTCAAGCATCTTCATATCTTTATCTGACCAAACTTCATAGTCAAGAAGTGCTTGTAGTGATTTCGGGTCCAATAGTGTAAGTTTTTCTAAATCATCAATCTCGCCTCGTCCATATCCAACGTTGACTGCCCCTCCAGCGTCTGCGGCCTTGGCCAGTTCCTCTTGTTCTGCTGTCCAAGTTTTAGCGTTCTCGGTCTTTTCTGTGCCTGTACCCCACGCAATCGCTGAATTTATTCCTTGTTCGAGATAAGAAGTCTGCCATTTATCTTTATTGCCCATCACATCACCAACTTCAAGGGCTCTTGAGGAATCACCCCAGGCACCTTCTTTTATAAATCCTTCACCACTGCCTAAACCAGTTAACTTCTGTAATCCTTCTGCGGCCCAATCTGTACCACCGACAGCCATTGAACTAAGTTCTACTCCCATATTAGCAATTGATTCAAAGAGTGTTTGCCCTTGACCCATTTTATTGAAAATATCTAACGGAGTTAGTATCTTAGCAAATCTACCTAAAAGCCCAGTACCTGTTTTAGCACCTAATTTAAGTGTCTTTGCGAGTTCTTCAGCATTTTGGGCAGCGACTCTGGCCGCATCACCAGTAGCATCGGCACCTGCGGTTATGGCTCTTGTCGTACTAGCGCCTGCATCTACAACATCATCTATGACACCTACGCCTGCAGTTGGATTCGTTGTGGGTACGCCTTGAGCAATATTACGAGCAAGTGTCGCGGCTCTGGCCGCATCATCGGCTTTACCAGCGGCAAGTCTAGCAAAGTCATCCATAGCAGATAATTTTCCTGAAACTCCTTGTACTCCTACAGCGACATTATCAATTTTACCAGCAGTGCCAGAGATTGTGGTTGATATAGTCCTTGAAGCATCAGAGAGACCATCTATTGCTGTAGATAATTTTCCTACGTTGCTCGATTTTACACCCGCCTCTAATGTACTTTGAACGGCTAATGTACCTGTTTTAATTTGGTTTGGTATTTTACCAAAATCGTCTACATATGTACCCGCTCTTGCGAGGTCTGTAGCACCGTCTATTGCACCTGTTACTTGGCCTGGTATTCTACCAAAATCGTCAACGTGAGTGAGAATTTGATTGCTTCTGGCTAAATTAGATGTAGCACTTGAAACTTGGCCAGGTATTCTACCAAAATCATCGGCATAATTGACCAGTTGTGATGTTTTGGCTAAACCAGTTGGCACATTATCAATTTGCTTTGCCAGCCCTGCGAAATCATCTGCAAGGTGCGCCTTATTCATTAGTTGTGTTGTTTTTGCTACATCATCAAATTTGTTTCCTATTGACGCAAGGTCATCGGCATAATTAACCATATTAGTTGCTTTAACACCAGCCCTTAATCCATCATCAATATGTGGAGTAATCTTTGATACGCCTTTTGCCAATTCATCTATTTTATTGGTAGCATTAACAATCTCATCGGCATTATTAGCACCCTGCAGGAATTTTTTAAGACCTATAAGACCTGCTGTGGATGTGACTATTGGTAATAAGTATTTTGTTCCAAGACTCAATAAGTTTTTGCCTATTTCAGCAATCCAGGATGGCTTGGCCTTTTTGTTTAGAGATGGACTGCCTTTCATTGCTCCCATCAAACTTCCTTTTTTCTTATCTCTACGGTCTTCCAGTGCCCGTCTTTCTGCTTTGATTTCTCTTTGTGACCGTTCTTTGTCTAATTGTAATTCTTCTCTTTGAATATCAAGAAGAGCCGTCAATCCAGAATCGGTAACATACATAGCAGTTGCTTCATCTAACCCTAATTGTTCGCCTTCAACTGATACTCCACCACTTGATGGTGCAATATCTTCTTTAGGTTTATTGAGAGTGCCTTTCTGACGACCGCCAGTTTTTTTACGTTTAGGTCCATCTCCGCCAGCCTTATCTACGGCCGCTACAGCCTCATCGACTTCTTCTACATATTTGTCCGCGGCTTCTTCTTCTTTTTTAGTAGTCTCTTTGATTCCGTGAGTTCTATCGTACATTGCCTGAAGAAGGCTATTGTGTTCACGTAAGAATGCTCTATTGGCCTCTTTCTTTATTTTAAGAGCCTTTTTCGCTTCTGCCTTTTCTTGTTTGGCAGTAATTTTATCAACTCGGCCTTGGACACCAAATTTTGACATTTGTTTATTAGCACCCTCGATACCACCCTTCAGTACGCCCTTAGCGGCCATTACTTTCGCCCAAGTTTCCATTGTACTAGCCATATCTTATCCTTATCCCCTCATAGGTCTACTATCGTGTCTTGCTTTTTCTTCTTGAAGCCAATCAGAAAGAAGTTTAACATAAATTTCTCTTTCGTATGGCATCATATTTTCCAAATCGTACAGCGAATAATTGTGGTGTTGCATAAGTTGGAAGTTAGTCTTATAATGATTAACTAACGTATCATAACTTATGCAAAGCCGAAAAAATCCTCCAGCCCCTCCAGGGTGACTGGTTCTTTATGTCCACATTTACTACACTTATAGTCAATCTCGTGTTTCAATGATGGTTGGTTAGCAAAAAATTCTTTAATCTGGTCAAACGCATCTCCGTGTAAATTCTCTACAAATTGAACTAACTCTCCTTTGGATGTCTCTTTGCCCTTATAAACATTCTCGGCATCAAATATAAAATCTATTGAATCGATAATAATCTTGAACATCTTTTCAACATTATCGGACTCTCCATCGTGGACTGCTACCTCTTCAGTGGACATATATTTGAATTGCATTCCAACATCATCCGTTATCATTACCTTTGAGTAATCTTTCTCAGGAAAATTAACCTTTATCTCATCAATCTGAATTGGATATTTGTCTATTTGTCCACATTTCTTTCCATCAATCTCTTGATTACACGTAAAGGATGGTTCAATCACTTCTCCTCTACTTTTTGCTCTAATATTTAAGAACAAATAATCAACATCAAATGATGGCAATTTACTTCCATCTACTTTTCCGTCAGTACAATTCTCAATTACTCTTAGAACAACCTCTCGTATAGCGTTCTGGAACTCACCGCCTTTTAAATTTTTGGCTCCTTCCATTGCCGTCAAGAGAACTTTCTCTTCTTTTACTAAGAAAGGCCTGTATGTTATACTGCGTTTCTTATCTGATGGCAGTTTCAAACTGTACATCGGTGTTTCTATTCTTGGTAAAGCCATAATATTATCTCCTATAATGCTTTAATTATATAATCACTTTGGTCTAGGTATACTGACCACTTCCTTCTTTGCCGGGCGCTCTCTTAGTTTCGTGAGGAACCTTGTTTATTCTAGTTCCATCAGCGGATATTTGCTCGTAGTTACCAAGGTCTCCAGTATTTCCTGGGGCATCTCTAAACTCTGGAACAACTCCTTCGCCAAACTGATAAGCATCCTTACGTTTTTTCCTGTCAACTGCCTCTTGTAACTTAGCATCACTCTCATAATTGGCTCCAGTTGCGATAGAATCTCGACCATCTGCACTCCAACCAGTAACACTAGTATGATTCCAATCTTTGAATGACCAAGTCACAGTAAAGTTTGCTATCTCTCCTGTTTCTCCCCAAGCCATTTCGATAGGTCCAACATTTGTTGGATATGCTTCCATCATAACTATATTTGCTGAAGCACCGCCTTGTCTATCAAGGGGAATAATGTTAACTTGTCCTACGTAATCGTAATAATAACTTACAGTATATAATTGGCGTGCCTTTTGTCCTGCAGACATTCCTGTTCCTGGTGCCACGGCACCCATAATACCTGCAATCCAACCTTCAAAGAATTTATGCTCTGCATAATCGGCACTACACATAAATGTCATAGACACAGTGTCTATAATTAAATCATTTGCTACCTTATATACAGGTCCAAATCGTTTTGCTTCAATAGTGCCTAGACTTTTGCCTGGAATGGTTACTTGTTTCGCTTTATAAGAAAGGAATTTAGTATTGTTTTCATCGGCTCCAGTATAAAAATCTCCAAAATATCCACCTATCCCGCCATTCTTATGACCTCTAGGCAAATAAATCTCTATAGAATAGAGGTTATTTCTACCCATTTCCCCTGCTTCGCCAGAGACTATGTGATTAAATTCTGATACGTTCATTACTTACTCCAAACTGATTTAGCACTTGCACCAACAAATCTCTGATATGGAAGAAATATAACATTCTCCCACTCATTCGGTGGTGCTTCTAATAGGCTCGTTCTTACGTGTCCATATAAGTATTTATGTATCATTTTGTCGGCGTGCTTGATATTTCGCACTGCATCCCAAGATACATTGAATCTTGCTTTATCTGTAAAATCTTCTGGTTCACCCTTTTGATTAGAAAACTTCATTATTTTTGTAAAGAACTTCTGTCGGTCAATAGGCGATAGATAATGGAAGTTAAGTCCAAGAAAGCCATCTTTATAGACATCAAGCACGATAATCAAGGGAAACTTATCCCAGTACGGTAGAATTGCTTTGAGTTTAGCATCATATCCGAATGTGTATATCTTGCCTGGCTTCAGAACTGCCTTCTTCTTAAATCCCTTGGCACTATCACCGACCTTTTTCTTGAACCAGGCTACCGATTTCTTTGCCTCTTTGGCCTTCGACATCCGTTTCTTGGGTCTTTGTACTGCATTACTCAATTCGCTACCGATAGACTTCTTGGCCATTTGACCAGTCTTACCAGTTTTTGTTACACGACCCCATTGTTTACCAAGATAACGATACTTACGCCCATCTGAAGCGACTTTCTCGGTGCCCTTGGCTATCTGAATCAGTTTCTTTGCTACTTGTACTGCCATATCTTATTTTACCAGATGGTCCTCTGTTAGTAATTTAAATTGCCATTTTCTGTCACGGCAAAACTCTTCTGCTACTTTCCATTTGGCCTCATTTATCTTCCAAGTTTTGAGTTCTCTTAAATATCGGTACTTACTTCTTGAATTTTTATTCTTAGGTGGTTTGGGTGGTCCACATTCCTTTTTAGGTTTTACTTCAATAACCATATTAGATAATCTGCCAGTGGCATCCCTTTGCTCAATCCAAAAGTCTGGAAAGTATCTATGTACTCTACCATCCACAGGACTTACATAGGGCAATATGAGTTCTTCACTGCTCCATCGCACAATATTTGGTTGCGTAATGTCACAATAGACCATAAACCTGCGTTCCCAAGATGAACGATACTGCACTTTATCTACAGCACCAACATACTTGTCACGATTCTTAACTTTGTACTTTCC